TCGGCGGCGCTTCGGCCGTCTTTGTCTTGGAGCGCCCTGAACTCGTCCATCAACGGCTGGCGATCTGCCATCATGCGCTCCGCGTTGCGCGGCAGATGCAGCACCGTCTCCCGATAGCTCGGATTGCCGGGGTCGAGGGAGTAGGAGGACCATTTGGTGTTGGTGAACGGATAGCCCTTCAACTCCTCCCGGATATCGCTCATCCGCTCTCTTATCGCGGCAGTCTCAGCGTTCCCCGGATGCAGTGCATCGTTCTCCTTCGCGTAACTTAGTTCAATTTCGAACAGCCGCTCACGCAACGCAGTCATCTCGTCAGACAGCTTCAGTCGCTCTGGTGGATGACCGTAGCCGACCTCCTTCAGCCCCACCCTGTTCTTTTCAAGGTAAGCGACGATCTCGTCACGGGTCACGGCCTTCTGGCCTTCGATGACTTTCGCAAGCCCCGTCGTCTCGATCTCCCCTTCCTTGACGCCGGACTTCTTCAGCCACATCAGGGCCTGTTCCGGCGTGCCTTTGGTCTGCGGCCATGCACGCGCAGCACGAAGCGCAGCCGAGTAGAAGCCGAGATCGTCGATGTCGGAACGCATCGCGCGGCCGGTTGAGGCGTCGGCCATGGCGAATTGTGGAGCGTTCGCCCGCATCCACTCCGCACGCTGCTCGCGCTTGGCCACCTCCCCCGACAGAAGCGCATCGATCACGTCTTGCGCCGGGCTCCGGTTCTCGACTGTGGCCTCGCGGAACCCGCGCCCGGAAAGCGCCGCCCTGATCTGCGCGAAGAACGCCTTGATACGCTCGACGAGGCTGCGCACCTGAGGTTCGGGCTCGGGCAAGCTCACGTCACCACGCACATACGCCTCGACGAGGTGGGCCGCAGCTTCTTCTTCGAGCAGCCGTTCGGTATCCCCGCCGCGCTTGGCGTACTCGGCGCGGTACATGTCCTCACGCGCCTTCGACCAGACGCCAAAATCGCGGGCGGTTGCAGCCAGCAGTTTCACTTCGTCGGGCGACAGGCGCCCCAGTGTGCGCAGCGCATGCACGACCTCGTGCGCCATGCGGCCGGCCGGGTCCATGGCATAGGCAGCAATCCAGATCGTCGCATCGTCGGCAATGCCCTCGATGCCCTCGCCACGCGCTGCCGCATCCATGGCCTGCCGCGCGGCCATCTTCGCATCGAGGCTCTTGGCTTCCTGAAACGCCTTCATGGCCCCGGCAAAGGCTTCCGCGTTGGCCGTGCGGACCTCCGCCGACAGGCGCGGCGGCAGATCGTCGATGCGCGAGAACACATTGACGCGCACGTCGGGCGGCACAATCTCGGCCATCTCCGCAAGGACGGCACGCACGTCGTTGGCGCGCGCAATTGCTGCCGCCTGCCCTTCCGGCGTGGCGATGAGTTCGGCCGGGGTCGGGCGCCCGCCCGCTGCCAGCTCCTCCGACAGTTCCCGTTCGAGCTGCTGCACCTGACGCTTGGCGTCGGCTCCGTAAGGGTCATCGAGACGGCGCATGTCGACCGGCGCGGCCGGGGCGTATTCCGGAGAGTTCAGCAGTTCGGCGATGCCGGTGCGTGCATCCTCCGGCGAGGCCGGGCGCATCTTCACCAGATCGCCGAGGATCGGTGCGTGCTGCTCTGGCAGGGCCACGAAGTTCGCCACCATCTCCCCGAGTTCCGGGGCGGCGTCGCCCTTGCGCACCATCGCGAAGGCTTCCTCCGACAACGCCGCCAGAGCGCGGGCGCGCTGCACACCGGTATGAGCAAAATTCATATCCGCAGTGAGTGGTGTTCCATTCCTCAGCAAGGCGGCATCGCGCACGGGGTCGGAGCCGAACCTGTCGATAGCCCTGATCTGCGCTTCGGCGTCGGCAATGCGTGTGGCCAGTTCGGCATTGGTCGGCTCGGCTTCGGCCTTGGCCTTCAGGTCGGCCACTTCGGCGTCGAGCTTGGCGGCGATGCCTTCGACCGGCTCGGTCGTGGCGATGCGAACGGGCAGCGGCTCGCTTTCATCGGCCAGCGCGCGCGCGGTCTGTTCCAGCGTTGCCACGTGCGTTGCCGTGTCGACGGCCTCGGTCGGCTTGCCGGCAAGGCGTTCCTCGATCTCGGCCTCATCGAGCATGCGCCGGATCACCGGATCAGTTTTCGCATCGTTTTGATAGACCTTGCGCAGGGAGTCGAGATCACCCTCGGCGGCCTTCATCATGGTCTCGTGCGGGATGTCCTGCGGCGGCGGCAGGGCTTTGACCTCGCCGGCCGGCACCGTCGCTTCCGGGGCGTCCTTGCGCCACGCCACCACCACGCCGTCCTGCACCACGGGCCGGTATCCGAAACCATGGGCCACGCCACGGAAGGCGCCTCGCACGCCGATGTCGAGCCCCGCACCGAACGCGGCGGCGGAGCCGATCGCCAGTGCCGCCGGGCCAAGCCCGGATTGCAGCCCCACCTGATTGCGATAGTCTTGCACGAACGGTTGAATGCCGGCCTCAACGCCGGCATTGGCAGCGCCCGCCTTGAGACCCGCAACCAGAAGTCCCTTCACGCCCGTTCCAGCCCCAAACCCGATCGGCGCCGTTACCAGGTTCACAGGGTCCGTTGCTCCCGCCGCGAGCGTGCCGCCCATCCATGCCGCCCAGTCGAGAACGCCCTTGTTCGACTTCTCCCACGCGGTCACGTCGCGTTCTTCCGCCGAGCGCGCCGCGCCGGCAGCAAGGGACTGGAACGACGACTCCGGGATCAGGTCGTTGCGCTTGTCGGGATGCTTGGCCGCAAGCTCCTCAAGCTGGCGCCGATAATCCTTCTCGCGCCACTGACGCAGGAACCAGCCATGGCCCAACGTTCCACCGTCCGTCTTGTAGGACTTCCAGTCCTCGTCAATCCTGCGGCGCGTGTCGAAGTCGAACGCGCTGATCTCACCCGTCTCCGGGTTGCCAAGCTCAGCCCCGGTCAACGCCTTCACCTTGGCGTTGTGGTCGTCATAGATTTTCCCGAGGTTGGCGTGCCCAGACATGACTTCGTTGGTGGCCTTCGACGTGTCGTAGGCCGACTTGCCGATGTCCATGAGGCTCGTGACATCGTTCGGATCAGCCGGCTTCGGCTCGACGTAGCCGTTCGAGAAGTCGAGATCGGGCTTTGCGAAGAACACCTAGCGCACCTTTGTTTTCTGGGCCACGATGCGACGCTGGAACCAGACTTCGAGACGGTCGAGCGCGCGAGAGATCAGGCGCCCGAACAGGAACCCGACGACTCCGATGACAAAGGCTCCCTGCAATTCGTAGGGGAGCGCAGCGACTGTGCCGTGGATGACGACTGCATTGCTGATTGCAATGGCCATGATGGCGCCGATCAGCCACCACAACGCCTTGTTGAAGTCGCTCACGAACACCGCAATCACGAATCCGGTCAAACCCATGCGCCTCACTCCGTCCAGAACGCTTCGGGCATGCGGTTGCGCAGGACCGGCGTCAGCTTCTTCATGTCGAGCACGAACGGCGCGTTCGGCTTCAGCGGCGCTGCCGCATCCGATTTGGCGCCCGTCACGGCGGAACCCTGATAAACCCACTTCTCGGCACCCTTGGTGTTCGGGTCGCCGAGCGCCACGGCGTATTTGCCGACATCGGTCTGGACGAGGTTCCCGTTGAGCGCCTGCGTGATGCGCAACGGCATGCCATTGGCGTCCACCGGCAGCGGGTGGTTGGCCTTCCTCAAATCCTCAATTGTGATGCTGTCCAGCGTCTCGCGCCACAGGTCCTTGCGCATGTCGGTCGGCAGCACGATGGCCCCGCCGTTCTTGCCCCACACGGCTCCGGGCGTGGTCTGCACCACGCCGCCGAACTCCTTGCCTGCCTGATTGACGCGACCGCCCATTGCCAGATGCAGCGACTGCCGGAACAGCTCCGCATCGTAGGTCTTCGGGTCCTTGACTCGCGCCATGTAGATGGCCTCCGCTGCGCGCATGGTGGCGTCCCGGACCTGCTTGGGGAAGTTGCGATACACGTCCGACAGGACATCGTTGGCATCGGCCTCGGCGTTGGTCATCAACCCCTTGAGCGACAGTTCCGCCTTGTAGTTTGGATCAGCGCGGCGCTGGATGGTCGCGGCGATGTCCTTGGCCGCGCCCGGATCGCCGCCGCCGGCCAGCAGATACCCGGCCCGCACCGCTTCCGGGTCTTTCGGTGCGATCTCGCTGACGGCGCGCGGCATGTCGTCACCGAAGGCATCGTACATCATGCCCATCATGGTGAGCATGCGATCGCCGCCCTGCTTGAACTCGGCTTCGAGTGTTTCCTTTTCCTCGCGCGTGAAGAACTGCTTGAACTCGGGGCCATAGTGCTGCGCAATGGTCGAGACGGCTTGCGCCCGCTGCCGCAGCACGTCGACAGAAATCGACCTCGGTGTGATCGCCACCTGTGCCGGGATGATTCCGGCTTCCGCCGCCCAGCCGACAGCGTTGTCGCCGAGTTCCTTCGTCATCCTGGTTTGCAGGGCTTCGACGGCCTTGGCTTTGGCGATGGTCTCGGGAGACGCGCCCGCCGTATTCATCGCCTGCCGCAGCATGGCCACTTGCCCGTTGATCTGGGCCGGTGTCATTTGCTTCATGTTGACGGTCATGGCCGCAGCAGCCTCGGCGTTGGCGAAGCGTTCCATCATCTGCGGCGTACCGGCACGCCGGATCAAGGCAATGGTTGACATGCGCTCGGCTTCGGGCAGCAGGTATCCGCTCCCGGCCGAGTCCTCGGCGCGCTTGACCAGACCATCGAGCGCCTTCACCCGCGCCTGTTCCAGCGCGGGAAGCTCTTTCGCCAGCCGTTCGATGATTTCCGTGCGGATGCTCGGGCGCGCCCACTGCTGCCCGCCGGCCGCCTTGATTCCGGGGATGGTGCCCGGCCTGGCCGCGTCCTGCGCTTCCCGCTGGGCCTTGTTCCAGTCGGTCGGGCTCATGGCCTGCGCCTGCTGCGCGCTGGGGATCGTATTGGTGGCACGCTGCCCGCTCTGCGCCGACTGCGGCACAGCGCCCGAAGCGTCCGCCACTTTCACCGAGCCGGCGTACTGGGCGATGCCGCGCTGTGCCATCGGCGTCGGTTCGTCCTCGCCCTTTTCGACGAACTGAACCCCGGACTTCTTCCACATCGTATGCGACGCGGCCATCTGCCGGTCGGTAGCGTCCTTGTCGATCGGAATATCAAAGCGGCCTTCGGGCGCATCCTTGAAGGCGCTGCCGGTATCATGAACCACGCCTTCGACGTTCTTCAGCGTCTGCCGGTTGCCCGAAGCGTCGACGAAGGTGATCTCCGGAATCACATAGGTCTTGCCGTAGTCGCGCGGGTTGCCGGCGAGCGTGACGTACTTCGAGCGGCCGGCAGCAAAATCCGCGAGCGTGCGCACTTCGGCCTTGCCGTCCGGTCCGGGACGGGCGGCCTCGTATCCGCCTTCCATCTTGTCGCCACCGGCACGCGGGGAATACGCAGTAAGGTCGACCTTGACGCCGCCGCTCCTGGCGGCCGTCGCGGTTCCGCCACCGAGCCCGCCCATGTTCTGGTCGATGTAGGCCAGCACCTGCGACCGCCAACTGGCTTCCTTGGGGTCCTTGCCGCCGCTCCTGGTCGCGTTCGGCCCGGCGCCCGGATGCGTCAGGATGTTCTCCGGCGAAATGCCGAAGCGATCCGCCACCATCTTGACGGCCTTGGCGCCGTTGGCGATGGCCTGCGGCGACAGCTTGTCGTCCTCGAATCCGATGTGCGCAATACCGATGGAGTTCTTGTTGAACGATGCGGCGTGCGGCGCCCTCTGGTCGAGCGCGATCTCGTTGTAGACGCCCTTCTCGTCGAACGTGATGTGGTAGTGCGGGATGTTGCCGCCCTTTGGCAGACGGCGGTTGGACGGATCGCCGGAGACATCGTGCAGGACGATGTTGCGCACGTTGTCGGCCGGCAGCGCTGCGAACCGGCGTCCGGCCGTGAAGTCCTGCATCTCGACGCTGGACTGTGGCCCGACCTGCTGCCCCGGTCCGGGCTGTCCCGGCTGCGGCTTGGCTTCGAGCTCCTTGCCCCACGTCTCGATGATTTGCCGGGCGGTATCGACAGCGCCAACCGGGTCCTTGGCCGCGCTTTCCTGCATCTTCTGCAGGGCCGCCGCTGCCGCCTGATTGCGCACCATGGCCTGCTGGGCGGGCGACGCGCCGGGAATGCGCCCGATCTGCTGGTCGATGGTGTCGAGGATTTGCACGAGATTGGGGTCGTTCGCCTGCGTGCGCGCGATCGTCGTCGCGAACGATGATGCAGCGCCCTCGACATTGCGCTGGATCGTGACGTTGGTCGCGACGCCGTGCGTCTCGCGATCCCAGCCGCCCCGGAAGCGAGCGGCATTCAGGTCGAACTTCTGCTGAATCTTTGGGTGCTGCGGCAGCGCCGACCGCGCCTGCCCGTAAATCTCATCGACGCCCGACATGGTTTGGTTGCGCCACTCGGTCGGGTCGGTTGTACCGTCAAACGTCGACTTGCGCTCGTCGACATAGAGCGACGCCTGATTGTAGGCGTTGATCTCTGCCATCTGCGCATTGAACACGTCCTGATCGGACGGACCTGACATCGACGCGAAGTCGTCGGCCAGACCGGAGATCGACTTGCCGAGCCCCTGCAAGGCCCGCCCCGGCCCGGTCAAAAGGTCGGTCGGCATGGTCGGCTGGTTGGTCAACTGGACGCGGGCGGTCGCCTCGGTGCGAGGAATGCGCGGCAATGGATCAACCCCCGTTGAGCATCATGGCCGAAGCCGAGGAATTCATCGACTTGGCGGCGCCACCGAGCCCGGACAGGAAGCTCGACGCGGCCCCGAACATGCCGGCCTGCTTGGCGGCCTTGGCTTCGGCTTCGTGCTGCTTGGCCTTGTTCTCGTGCGCCACGGCGGCGGACTCGGCGTTGACATAGGCAGTGTTCTTGTCGAGGCTTTCGTTCTTGGCGTTGTCCCCGAAAATCACCAGCGCCGCTGAGCCGTAACCAGGATCGATCCCGCCCTTCGAGGCCGCAGCGATGCCTTCGCCCTGCACGCGCGCGTATTTGTCGGCGATCTGCTCCTGCTCGCGGTGGCCTTCGAAACGCCGCTGGCGCGCGTTGATCTTCTCGACCTGCGCATTGTAGTTGGCGGCCCCGGCCTGTGCGTTGGCAGACGCAATGGAGCCAGCCGCCGAGACGGCGGCGCCGATCAATCCGATTGCTGCGGGAGCACACATGCGTTGCGTCAGCCCTGCGTCGAGAGTTCAACGACCTGCGATGTCACGAAGAACGGCACCGGATCGGCGTGCTCGATGCGCACGCGGGCCTCGGTGTCGTAAGCACCACGGAACTCGACGCGAACCAGACCGGAATAGAGCGGCGGGCTCGAACCGAGCGGCGTGTCGACGTTGCGATAGAGCAGATCGTCCTGCTTGTCGCTCGTCGGGCCGCATGTGCCACCGAGAGACCCGAGAACACGCAACCAGACTTCGCTGATCCGCTTGGTGCGGGACTGGGCCGTCCCCGCCTGCGCGCCAGCTTCGATGTCGTGCGTCTCGGCGATCGCCGTATAGGGCAGACCGATGTGGCCCTTGGTCGTCGCCGACGCGAGCGTCAGTGTACCATTATTCGAAACGGTTTGCTCCTCAACCGAGCCATTGTTCAGCACTTTCACGGCCTCGCCGCGCAGATGCCACAACCCGGTGATGGTCGAAGTCGAACTGCCCTCGTAGGTCAGCATGGCGTCGAGCATCTTCGCGTCTTCCTTGGCGTGGATGTGCGGCTCGAACGGCGGGTGGAAGACTTCGAGATAGCGGCGCGTGGCCCCGCTGATGGTGCGGTCCACGACCACCCACACCTCGTCGCCGCCCGCACCGGAGCACACGGCGACCGCAGCGACCTCGGCGTCGGTTCCCCCGAGCACATGGCGCTGCCACGCGATCACCTCCTGCGTCGGCTCGTAGGTGCAGACCGGGAGCTGGCCATCCTCCCGCACCGACCAGATCATGCTTTCCGGCTGGTTGGTGTGGGCGAGGCGCACGATGCCCTGCCCCGTGATGTGCTCCGCGAACACGGTGATGTCGACCGCGTTGAACTTGTCACCGGAGAAGTCGTAGGTGAACTCGCGCAGCTTGCGGCTCGGGTTGCTCGGCACGCCGTTGCGCTGCGGATAGATCACGGCATCGTTGATGCGAACCGGCGGGCAGTCGCTCGTACCGTAGGTGGTCTGCAACAGCATGCGCAGGTTGCTCGGCGTCAGCGCCTCGTTCTGGTTCGACGCGGCGATGGCGTATTCACCCTGCGAGGTGCCGGCGACCAGCACGCGACCGCCCGAGAGCCAGCGGATCACGTCGGCATAGCCGGACGCGGCGCGATAGATGATGGCGTCGTCGTCCTCAGGACCGTCCTCGAAGTTCTCGAACGCACTCGACCGCGAGCCCCACACCACGGTCGGCTCCGCCGTCGAACCGGCCACGAACAAGCGTTGCTCGAAGAACGCGCAGCACCGGGGATAGCCCCGGTATTCGCTCCAGGCGCCTTCCTCCCAGAACGATGTGCCCACCTCCATGATCGAGGCCGGCATCTGGTAGCGCACGATGGTGGCGTAGGCTTCCGTCGTCGAGACCACCGACGTGATCTGCACGATGCAGTAGGTCGGATGCAGGAAGTTGGCGGTGAACGAGTGCGGATCGCTCGACACGGGAGCGCCGGTCACGCGCACGGCGCCCGTCTCGTGATCCGGAACGCGGTTGATGCGGTTCCAGTAGACGCTGGCCGGGTCTGAATCGCTCTGGCCATAGACATTACCGCCGGAGGTGTAGACGAAACCGTCCGCACTCTGCACCGTCGAGTCGCCGAGCGGGGCACCCGCAACACCCGTGCCACCACCACCTTCGGACAGGCGCCAGAGCGAGCCGACATGCCCGGACACGAACGGCGCCCAGTCGGCCGTCAGGATGACCTTGGAGCCAACTTCAAGCGTGTCCCATATTGTCTGGCTGTTGGCGACCGAGCCGCCCGAGGTGTAGGCCGTGAAGGCCGTCGCGTTGACCGAAATGGTGATGGTCTGGCCGGCCACGGCGGTCACGTCGTAGGCGTTGCCGTTCAGCTCGACCATGCCGCCGACAGAATCGAACGCAACCGTGTCGCCGACCTCGAAGAAGTTGGTTCCCGAGATCGTCACCACACACGGGTTGGCCTTGGTGATCGCCGTGATGCTGGCGGCCCTGGCCGCGACATCCATGACCTTTGCATCGTCGCCGTTGATGGTCCGGAACGGCCCCGTGGTGATCTCGACGGTCTCCAGCGTCCACGAGGTATTCGACACGCGCGACAGCTTGCGCAGCGGGTGGCTCTGATGCGTGATATACATCACGTCGTTGTACTGGGCGAAGCGCAGCTCCTGCAGTTCGTCCGCCGCATACGTCGTCGTCACCTGGATCAGCTTGGCCGCCGATCCGCCCGACGTGAATGTCGTGTAGCCGCTGGTGTCGATGCCGGTGGCAAACGTGTTCGCCGTCGCGCTGGCCACGGTCACGATGCGGTTGTTGAGTTCGTGCATGCCGCCGATACCGGACAGCAGCACGAGGTCGCCGTTGGTGAACCCGTGCGCCGCTGCCGTCACCACGCCGGGATTGGCCTTGGTGATGCCGGTGATGGTGTCCGCCGTCTCCGTGACCAGACCGCGATCCTTGGCGATCCATATCGTGTTCGGCCCGAAGATCAGCATGTAGCTGTCGGAGGTCGAATATGCGAACGGTTGCAGCACGTGGTCCGTGCCGCTCAACTCGCAGACGAACTGGGTGCCGCTGCGCTTGCGGATGCCGCCGTGCGGGACGACCTGAAAGTTCTCACAGACCTTCAGGCCGGCGCGCTGCTTGGTGACATCGGGACGGCCATCGAGGCGCGGTGTGACCTCCCCGCCCGTGAGGTTGGTGATCGGGTATTGGACTTTGGCCATCAGATGCGCGCCATCAGCCAGCCGTCGACATTGATGATGTCACGCGGACTTCCCTCCTGCGCATCGACCGTGCGGGCTTCCGCCAGCTTCATCTGGTAGACCTGCAGCGCGCTTTCCGAGGCCGACTTGTTGTCGGTCAGGGCTATGGCGATCTCGGCGGCGAGACGCGCGGCGAGCACGTCGACGAACAGCGCATCGAATTGCGCCACGTCCGTCACCCGCGCGATGTACTCGATCGACAGGGAGGAATCATTGATGAGGATGCACCGCACATCGGTCCCCTCATGCCGGATGGTCTCGATGCGATACTCGACCGGCATGGCGCCATAGCCGTGGACGCCGGGATAGCCGTAGATGGCGGTCGACGAGAACCCGTTGGCCTCGTGCGAGGTGCGGATCACCTTGAGGCAATAGGGATCGGTCGGCAACGCGAAGGCGGCGGTGAACTCGAAGCTCGGTACCGTGGTCAGCGCGGCCAGTTCGGCGCGGCGCACGGCGAAGTTCCACGGATGCGCCCGCAGGCAGGCGTCGAGCACCAGCGGATAATGCAGGCGGCACAGGCGGCCGGCCTTGGTGTTCTCGCCTTCCTCGCTGATCGGCTCGTGGCCAATGCGGGTCACGGCGAGGTTCCAGATTTCGAGCTTCGACGTGACGGTTGTCATGTGTTGATGATCCCGTTGCCGCGAAGCGCGTTCAGTATCTTGTTGATGGCCGCACGCGCCTCGGTGTCGGCCGTCGAACCGCCCGTCGGATTGGCGATGCTTTCGTACATCGATAGAGCGTCCTGCTTTTCGCTTGGGGCGATGTCGGACCACGCCACCAGGTTGTCGCCCAGGGCCGCGCTGGCGACACGACCGCCGAGGACTTCAACATGACGCCGGACCTCATCAAGGTCCGATGCCTTCTTACGTTTCAGCACATCGCCCCCTATCAACCAGAGAGGGCGGAGGCCGAAGCCCCCGCCCTGCTGCGTCAGACCGTGTATTCGACGATCACGGTGATGTCGCCGTCCGCCGTGCCGACCGTGTTGGCGGTCAGCGAGAGCCAGTACCAGGCGCCCGGATCGGTGGTCACGCCGCCGTCCTGATGCACCTTGTTGTTCACCGAGGTGATGTTGCGAGCCTCATAGGCGGCATTGAAGCCGGCCGTGGTGCGCGCCGACGACATATCGATGGCCGAGCCGTAGGCATCGACATCCACGACCACGGGCGTCGAGGCCGTGGTGTAGAGGCCGAGGTCGTAGCTCGTGCCGCCGGTGATGGCGTCGTTCATGACCCAGATGTTCTTGATCGACCAGTTCGACTGCACCGGCAGCAAATGGTAGATGTCATTATCAGCGTCCGCCGCTGCGACGGCGATGGTAGCCGACGACACGTAGAGGCTGCCCTCGGTGGCCGTCGACGGGTTGCGGGTGGCCGTAACCGACTTGTGGTTGGTGGCCTCAGTGGAATACTTCGTCGCCATGGTTCATGTCCTCCTTATCAGGCGCCCGGACCAGCCGACGGATCGCACAGGATGATGCCAACGCGCACTTCTTCGAGGCGAGTCGCGCCGATGTCCATCGACCCGAACACCTGCGTGGCATAGTTCTTGTCCGCACGTTCGGAGATGCGGGTCGTGATGTCCTTGCCGATACCGAGGGCCATGCCGCCCTTGGCCCAGTAAAGCACCTTGTCGTCGCTGTTCGAGTCGGTCCCGATGCGATTGCACGGGATGATCGTGAAGCCGCCGAACCGCGACACCTGGCCTTCGACGAGAGGCTTCACAACGTTGTAGTCGTGGCTCGAAATCTTCACGTCCTTGAGCAGCGAGTTGACCTGCCGCGCATTGACGATCATGTACTTCTCATCGTCCATGTCGACGTTGTTCTGGCCGAGCAACTGGCTGGCGGCCAGAATCTTCGCGACGTTGAGGCCGTAGTCGGCCGACGACACGCCCGGCCAGCGCTCCGTGACCGCCACCGTCATCGCCGCCGAGTACGAGGTCGACGTGGTGCCATCGACACCCGTGTAGGCGGTGCCATCGGCCGCCTCGATGATGGCGTCGTCCATCGAGCGCCCCATGGCCATCGCCGCCGCCTCGGCATACTTCGAGGTCGGGTCGATGAGCATGCGGACGTGATCCTCGTCATCGATGAGGTCCGACCAGTCGTAGGGCGCCGTGGTGATCGAGCGCCTGGAGTGCGGGGTGTCCATGCGCGGCGTGTCGGAATGACGCGAGGTGCGCTTCCGGGCCGACGTTGCCCCGAGCTGGTCGATGTAGCCCTTCTTGCCCTTCAGGGTTTCGATCTGCACCGCGCGGCGCAGCTTCGAGCCCTTCTGCTGAGTGAGGTGGTAGACGTTCGCCTTGTACTGCTCGACGAACGCCGTCGTGATCTGGATAGACATGATGTCCCCCTGTCAGAACGGTTTCGATTTGTGCGGGTATGAGTCGCCGAGCCTTCCGGGTGTCCGCAGATGCGGGCCAACGGGCATGAGCGTGATCGTGATGACGCTTTACGGAGTGCTGTCGTCCGAGCCGGTCCCGACAGCGGGGATTGCCGGAGTCTGCTTCGGCGGGCGGCCTCGGCGTTTCTGAGGGGGCGTCTCCGCTTGTCCCTCCGCCACAGGCGGCTCGCCTGGAGTGAGGACCACCACGGGCGTGGCAGTCTGTTGTGCGGCGGCCTCGACACGAATGCCGAGACCGCGCGCATATTCGGCCAGCTGCTCAGGGTTCCGCATGCGCGCCCTGGAACAGACGGGTGTATTCCTGGACGCGCAGCGCATGATTCGGGTGGTCCCGATCGAACAGCGCGTCCTTGTGCTTTTCGCGGAAATCCGCGATCGCCGTCTTGTAGTCCTTGATGTCGGGCGCGGCGGGCGGTGCGCCCTTGAGCCGTGTCTCGCCCTGCATCTTGGCGCCGACCTTGGCCATGAAGCGGATCATGCGCGGGTCGTTGCCGAGCTGGCTCTGATCGAGGAATTCGCGGAACTCGGGATCGGCGAACTCACGCACCACGCTGCCGGCCTGCGCCTTGACCGCTTCGAGCTTGCCGCCGTATTCGCGCTGCAGACCGGCCTCGAGTTCGGCCTTGCGCTGCTGCTGCTCCTTGGCCCAGCCGGCGTGACGCTCGATCTGCGTCTTGACGAATCCCTCATAGAGGTTCTTGGCCTGCTTCTTGGACAGGCCGTTGGAGTGCGACCACGCGCGGAACGCCTTCTCGGTATCCTCGTCGTAGGGCAGATCGGGCGGCAGTTCGGGCCGCTGGAACTCGTACTTGTCGGGCGCCTCGGGGCGGCCGGCGGCATTGTACCAGCGCTGCCAGCCCTCATCGTCGTTCTCGTCGACGGGCACCGGAATCTTCTCGCGCCCGAGCAGCTTTTCGAGGTTGGTGTAGGCGCGTCCGAGGTCTTCGACGCGGGCCGACTTCTTCTCGGCGTCCCAGTATTTCTTCGGCACCCACTCGGGGATGGCGTCATCCGCCGGGGCCGCCCCGTTGACCGGCGCAGCGCCACCAACGGCACCAGCGGCCGGAGTGCCGTTCTCCATCGGCGGGGCTGCCGCAGCAGCTTCCGACAGGAACGATCCGCCTGCTCCTTCACTCATCTATAAGCTCCGTATTGGGTTGTGATGCTGTCGACCATCTCGTCCATTTCGCTACGCGGCTGCGGTGCGCGGTGACGGTCCTGCCACGCTGCCGCCGTACCCAAATCATCGACGAATGATTCCGGGCGCATGGCGATCTGCGCCGCAATCCACGTGCAGACGTTGCGCTCGCCAACGGCAATGGCCATCGCGGTCGCATCGCCGGCCGGGATTTGCGTGTAGACGCCGAACTGCCGCATCATGTCGCCGATGGCGGCCCGGCCTTCAGGTGTTTCCCAGAACGAGCGCCATGCTGCGGCGACGTGCGCCTTGGCCGGTCTACGCGCCATTCATTTCCTCTGCGATCTGGCGCACCTGCTGGGCGCCGCCTTTCCAGTTGCGGGCGCCCTCGACGGCGGCATTGGTCAAGGCGTTGATGTCGATCCCGCCTTGCGCCTGCGCCTGCCCGACATCGCGCGCCGTGCCGCCGAGCGCCTTCACGGCCTGACCGCCCTTGGCCACCATGTCCATGATCTGCTGGCCCATCGGCAGCGCCTGCGCCATCTGGCCCATCTGGTTCGACTGCTGCAGCTGTTCCTCGTCCGCCAGCAGGTCCGGGTCGTTGTTGAGCAGGTCCCATGCCCAGCGGAACAGCTTGTCGACGTTGACGTTCTTCATGATGATCTGGGCGGCGGCTTCCTCGCCGAACATCATCGGCAACTGCAGCGCCTGCTGGATGCCGTTGATCGCGGTCTGCTTCTGCGCCGTGGCGATCGGAGACACGTACTCGACGCTGAACTCCTGCCCCTGTATGACCTCGGGCGGCTCCGGCAGCAGACCAAGGCGGGTCAGGATGCCGAACACGCGCTCGATGAGCGGGCCGAGCATTTCCGATTCGAGACGGCCGACCAGAGGCCCGAGCAGGCGCATCGCCTCGCTCGTGCGCTGGGCCACTTCGAACGCGGTCATCTGTTTGTCCTGAGCGCCGATCATGCGCAGGATGTCGGCATAGAACGTGCGCAGGATGCGCTGGCGGATCAGCTCCTGATCGGCCATCAGCGCCTGGATGCCGGCGAGGCTGACCGGCTGCAGCATGACGCCGTCGCTCGGATTGCCGCGCCAGTAGTTGATGCCCCCGGGCACCGTGCGGGTGCCGCCGACCACGCCGTCGTCACGCAGCCACATCGGCGGATCAGCCGCTTTCTGCAGCAGCTTGATCTTGGCCAGTTCCATCGCCTGCAGCATCTTGATGTCGGGCAGCGCCGTCATCGCGGGCGAGCGGCCGTAGAGTTCGGCGCCGTATTTCGACCAGCGGGCGACCAGGTACGGGAACTCGGGGAAGCCGGATTCCTCCAGCATGTGCATCGTCTCGTGCTCGAAATAGCACGAGGCGAACGGCATGTTGTCGGGGTCCATCTTGGTCGGGTCACGGTCCTCGCGCGGATAGACCGCGTGGATCACCTTGACATTCTCGTCGAGCTGCTTGTCGGCGAATTTCTTGGCCACCGCATCGGAGATGTCCCAGCCGTCCGGGCGCTCCTTGGTCTTGCGCATGGCCCACATCTGGCGCACCGTGTACTCGGTGACGCGGAACACCGTGTCGATGCGACCTTCGTGGTTCTCGCAGATGACGCACTCGGCGAGCGAGCGGCATTCAAACAGCAGGCCGCCGTCATCGCGCTGGCCGACGAACAGCACCGCCGTCCCGAACGAACCGAGGTCGAGATAGCACTCGTGCATCGCCGTGGTGAAATTCGAGCCCGGCTGGTACAGCCGCTGCCACATGATCTCTTCCACGTCGCTGAGGTACTTCTGGACTTCCGGAATCTCGTTGACGCTGACCATGCCGCCCTGATTGTCGGGAACACGCACGCCGATCATGCGCAGGGAGAACCACTTGCTGGCCGGGTTCGTCGCCAGCCCGTGCAGACCGGCCGCGAGCAATTCGTTGGCGTGGATGCCGGTCGGGTCAAACACCTTGGTCATGCGCTTCTCGCCCGCCTGCTGCAGGCCGACGAAATCGAGCTTGCGCGGCGAGACAACGTAGGCGATGTCCTGCCAGTGGGCCTCACAGTTGGAGCGCTCCGACGAACCCTTGAGGCCGTCGTAGCGCCCTTTCAACTGCGTCATGCGTTCGGTCGTGGCAAAGGCGTCCATCAGCTTCCGAGCACCGGAGAGGCCACGGTTGCCGGGCCGCTGGACTGGCTCAGCATGGTCGACTGCACACCGCCCATTTCAGACGCGGCGGCGGCCTGCTGACGCGAGCGGCGTGCATCGATGTTGCTGTCACGCTCCGGGATCGGGGCCGGCGGTGCAACCGGGGTCGGGGTCTTAGCGCCGCACATATCAATTGCCTCCAGATGTGGGCATGGTGCCAAGCTCGGAACCGTAGGACGCCGTGCGCGACGCACTGTCCGTCTCGATGGCCGCAGCCTGACGCTGACGATTGGAATTGTCGGCCGGCGCATAGGTCGGGCCGGTCGGTGCCGGGGTTGGCGCTGCTGCCGCGCTCTTGCCGCCGCCGCACATCACATGCCTCCATGGACTTGCTGCGCGACGATCTCGGGTCGCGTCGTCGGGCCGCTGCCGAGTTCGGAACCATACGACGCCGTTCCGCTGGTCGGCTGGTTCGTTGCCGTTGCTGCCTGCTGCTGCTGCGTGCGCCCGGCCGGCAGGTATTCGAACCGGGTCGGCGGCTGCGGCGGCGGCGGGGCCTTCGATCCTCCCCCACCAAAGCACATGGTCACTGCCCTCCGGTTGCAGGTTGCGCGGTCGCCGCCCCAAGCTCACTGCCAAACGACGGCGTGCCCGGTTGCGCCGTGGCCGCAGCGATGTCCTGCTGCGTGCGGGCGTTCTCGGGGAAATACTGCGGGGTCGGCGCCACGGGTGCCGGCGCTGCCGCCTTCGACTTGCCTCCGCACATGGGCGGGCCTCCTTATGCTGCTCTCGTGTAATGCGGCTTCAGCACCGCGTCGTTCTCGCCGTTGAACCAGACGAACCGGATGTAATCGGAGCCGTCCTTGCCGTAGCGGCGCAACGTGCTTTCCTCGACGCCGCCGAACGCCCGGATCATCTTGTGGGCTTCATCGTAGTCGGCGCGGCTGTCACACTGGAGCCGATGCCCCTTGCAGACCGTCAGAATCTCGTTGGCCTCGGTGCGGAACCACTTGAGCAGCGGGATGGCCGCCGCCTTGAAGTCGTCCGTTCCGCACATCCAGACAGACCACGTTCCCGGCCAGTCTTCGGTGAAGGCTGCAAAGGCTGCCGGTCTTCCATTTACCCACGCGACCTTGCCACGCCCGGAATTCAAAACGTGGTGGTACGCTTCCCATGCAAGGCGCACAGGGTTGTCGTGAGGCCGCAAGGCAAGAATTTCCTCGCTGTCCTTCTCGCGCATGTTCAGGCAGATGAACTCTATATCGATCAGAGTTGGATCAGTCAGCATTGAAGAACTCGCCGAAGTAAGCGAAGGCTGCTTGCCTATAAGCGATCGACGCTTGCTCTGGGCTAGCGAAACATCCGAGGTATTTCGACCTCCCGCCTATCTGGATCGTCGCGCCCCACTTGCCTGTGTGGGATATCCGATAGACGCCTCGATACCCTGACTTGTTTCGCTTGTGAGCCTTCTTCCAGTTGCCGCTGTTCTGCACCTGGTTGCACTCGCGTAAATTAGGAATACGGTTGTCGCCAGGGTCCCCGTTGATGTGGTCGATATTGTTAGACGGCCACGCCCCATAAACATAAAGCCACGCCAACCGATGGGACAGGTACAGCTTTCCGCCTATAGATATGGCCCTGTATCCGTTACCCTTATCGGTCCCGGCGATTGAGCCTGCCGGCCGCTTTGGCACAGCCTTGATCCACCGGAAGTCCCCGGTATCATTCTCGTAGACCAAGAGTGTCCTGAGCTTTTCTGCGGTCAGCATCCGATCCCCTCGGTCACTGCGCGTGCCACGATCTGAGCCCGTCCATCTTTTCCCAGAGTTCGCGACCTTTGTCGCTGTCCGGGTCGATGGCGCCGTAGAGGACCCCCATGCGGTAGCCATGCTTCAGCGTCTTCGTGTTGGCGTCGTCGGTCGGTCGGTCGGGGAAGCGCTCAGAGATGGTCATGATCGCCTTCAAAACGGGGTCCAGTCCTGTCCTGATGTCGTCTGCCTCAGCTCGCGCTCGAAAGCGTCGGAGCCAACCGAGAACGGGTCATAGTTGGTGGTCGCGATGATGTTCCTGCGCTCGATCTTGAGATCACCGCCGGCAAACGTGAGGCACAGCGCGTCGGCCCGGTTGGGCGACTTCACGCCGCGCTTCTTCATGTCGTCCTTGGACTCGACCTTGATCTTGCCAGACGACTCGATCTTGTACTTTGGCACGACCAGTTCGGAGATCAGGGCCTCGTCGCGCGGGATGCACACCGAGCGCGTGTCGAACCACTCACGCACCTTGAACCACAGTTCGTCGCGCAGCCGCATGTAGCGCGCATCATCGGTCGAGGGCGACTCGCCGACGTTGACGCCACGCACCGGGAGGCCCAGTTCTCGCAGCCGATCGACGACACCGGCACCAAGGCCGATCACGTCCACGTTGATCGATGCGGGCCGCTTGTCGACCGGCGTGTTGCGGTACTCGTTCGAGATGATGCCGCACGTCTGCATCAGGTCGAGCTTCTTCCACTCTCGTGTCGGCTCGACGATAACATTGCCGAGCCGCTTGCACAGTGCCGTCGCGTCGTCACCGAAGCGGGCCACATCGAGCCCCCACACGATCGCCGCGTTCCCCGGATCGACATCACGCCCGACAGCCGCCTCGATCAGGCCGAGGGCAATAACGCTGTCGTCTTCCTCAAGCGGGAACTCGCCAAGCACGCGGACACGGTAGACGTTCGAACCCTCACCGTACTCGTGCGCGATGTCGCGCGCATACGCTTCGGAGACGCGAACCGCGTGATGACACGGCACATGGTAGACGTTCCATGCCGCCCGGTTCTGGTGATGCGAGCGGTGATAGTAGCCGTCCAGTCGCGTCGGGTTCGCGAACATGAACATCCACACATCGTCGCTCGACAGCGCGCCGCCTGCGACCTCGAAGATGATGTCCGGAATACCGGACGCCTCGTCGAGGAAGAACGCCAGCGTGCCGGCGTGGAACCCTTGCAGAGCTTCGGGCCGCTCGGCCCTTGCCGTCCGCGCCACGGCGAACGCATCATCCGGCGCTGACTTGATCGCCACCCGCTCCGCCGAGACTTCGACCAGTTCGCGCAGGAACGGCGGCAGTTGTCGGTGCCACTTCGCGATCTCAGCCCAGAGCACATCCCGGAGCTGGTCCTGCGAGTTGGCCGTCACCGGAACCTTGAGATCGCGGTGGAACAGAACGAACCACAGGATCAGCCAGGCTTCGACCGTCGTCTTGCCTACGCCGTGGCCGGCGCGGACAGTGAACTTACGCTTGCGCTTGCCGACCTTGGCGTCGCCGACATCCTTGAGCAGGTTGCCCTGCCACAGATCGGGACCAACGGGCGGCTCGTCCGGTCGCGGCGTTCCAGGTACCCAAGGCGCCCAGTTCTCGGATGTGATCCGGAACAGCGCCTCAAGCACGAAGTCGAACGGGCTCGCGGCCCACTTCGCAACCGTCGATCTGAGGTCGAAGCCGGCGGTCTCAGTGCTCAAGCAGACCCTTCACGCCGACGTAAAGTGCAATGTAGGCCAGCACCGCCCCCGGAACCTCGTGCTTGCCGGAACGCCAGTGCGATACTGTCACCGGATGGACCTCGACGATGCGCGCCAGCTCGGCGTTCGTGAGGCCGGAAACCGCCATTGCAGTGGCGAATTTAGCGTTTCGCTTATCCGGGGCGCTGGGAGCCGTAGCGCTTCGCTTATCACTCTGCCGCATCAAGCACGTCCACGTCGATCATCTTGGGGCGTGACCGCCCGGAAAGCTGGAGCAGGAAGTCCTCAAACTGCTCGGAGAACGTCAACTCGTGCTTCACGGCCAGCGATTGCGGGGCGCGACCAAAGCCACGGTCCAGAATCTCGGAAGCTGCGGTAACGCGGGCGGCCGGCGTTGCCTTCTCGTCGCTCATGACCTCAACCAGCGTCATCACGGCCTTTTCGGCGTGCTTCTGCGCCAGTTCGGCCAGATTGTAGTCCTTCTTCGGGCGGCCGCGCGGGTTTCGGACCTCGCCTTTCTGCGCCGGCTTGAGGTTTGCGAGCTGCCGGCGGCGGGCCTCTAATCTCCTTTCGTCCTCCGACATAGTTTTAGGCGGCTCGACTTGCACATCCACGTTATTCAGTCTCCGAGTGTCTGAGTTGTATCAGGTCGGTGGTTGTCGCCCTTGTGGGCAAGCAGAACGTTGTACGTCTCTGTGAGCTGGGCGATCCAGTCGGTCAGGGCATCGAGCTGCGCGACTCTGTGGGTCATGTGGAACTCTGGCGCCAGCTTGGCGTGGCCTTCATCCCCGTCCCATGTGAGGCGTCCGAGGCAGACTTTCACTTGAGCGTCACCCAAAGCACCATTGCAGCGGCCTTGGCCGTCAGGACGGCGTAGAGCAGACGTGCGGCCAAGGATGTCATCTTCATCGCTCGTGCGGCAACGGCTTCTTCGCGCTTAATGAGTCCAGGTCGATGACGCGGCCGGGGATGTCGAAGATCGGGGCCACGTGGATTTCACCGTTGACCATGCGGATGGCGTAGTCCTGCGGGCTGTCGAGGATTTCCAGAAGCGCCCAGATCATTCTGCGTCATCCCCCGGAAGATCGGCAAGCTCGAAAATGATGGCCCACAGGAAGTCGGAGAGCGACATCAGAAGCTCTTGACCGCCATGCCGCCGAGGGCGATCTGCCACCAGTCCCCACCGATGTGGGGAACAGAGAGCCCGGCCAGCTTGGCGGTGCCAATGGCGATCAGGGCCATGCCGCCGAAGCGGAACAGGGGGCGGATCGTGTTGAGAGCCTGGTCGAGGTCTTTCAATGCAGTGTCTCCGATGTCAGGCGATCGGCGAGACGGCGCTCCATGGCATCCCGCAGCATGTCCGTGACGATGACGCAGGAGGCGTGGATGTCGATGCACTCGGCGTCGAGCAGATCAGCCAGGGCCTCGATGTGATCAGGCACGTCGGCGTGTGCGGTCATTTTGCTGCCGCTGTCCTCGTTCATGGTGGATTCAGTCGCGTGGTGGCAGTATCGCGTCAGTGAGTGGCGTACTGCTGTAGCCGGAGCGTTCCCAACGGAGCCTCGCTGGTGGTGCGTAGGGGCTCCGTCATTTCCGGCGCAATTCCAGATTTTCGCAGCAAGAGGGCTCCTGAGAGCGTGATCTCTGCTGCCGGGCTGGGTCATTCGCGGTCCTACTGACAAGCGCCGCTACCCGTGGCCGTCTCCCTTAACTCGTGGGACCGAGCGAATCATCTGTGATTTGCGGTGCATCGTCAAGGATTGCGCATCACTTCCTCCGCTCCATGCTCTTGACGCGTGCGGCAACCGACTCCCTGACAAGCTGAGAACGGTTCATCCCGAGTTCCGCTGCCGCCGCGTCGATCTTGGCCATAAGCTCGGGCTCGAACCGGATGGCCACCACGATATTGCGCCTCTGATCGTCAGGAATGGCCGGGCGACCGCGCTTGCGTGCCATGTCCAACGCCTCGTTGAGACCCGCCGATATTTTGTCGAATGCCTTGCTCATGGCCACACATTACGTGATACAAAAAAAGTTGCAAGCCCTATTGACCTGCCTGATTAGTTGTAATACGTTAATGCCATCGACGGACTGAGTTGCCGTGCGCCATGCACGAGATAGCAATGACACAGGAGAACAATGCCATGTGGACTATGGACAACACTGACGGTTTTACTCAAGACCAGCTCGACGAGATCAACGCTCTCCACGAGAAACTGATGGCCGAATATGACGGCGACTACCCGGAACAGTTCGCCCATTCGCTGAACGACGCCATCAACAACGAGTGGGGCGCCGATGATCTGGAGGCCGCCGTTCGCAAACGCCTGCACCTCGGGTGACACGAGGTCTCTATGCTGATCGACGAGTACCTCGAAAACACCAGAGCGCTGATCGCCAGCCCTCATCGAGCTTGGGCTGGCGAGACCATGGCAACGCGAGACCGCCACATGCTTGCCGAGAGGCACACCGAGGCCATGTTGCTCAAAGCCCAGCCGTTTGTGCTGTCCCCTTTGACAATCTCGACGGCTGCAGACCTCGCGAAGTATCAGAGACCCAAGATGCAGGAACATGCCCAATACATGCACCTGCCAGCCTATGAGACGTGGATCGATCTGACATCCAATCGACCCGACGGGGCGATCCCCGGTGGAAGGACAGGCGTCCTCATCATCGGGGACGCCGAGTCCAAAAACGTCACGCGCGGGGAGATGCTGGTCACGACATCCATACGAGACCTGGGATGGGCGCAACTCGCTGGCCGGTTCGACCTTGCAAAATCTGACCTATGGTCCGGCGCCGGTGACGCAAATCAAGAAGCCGCCTATCGTGCTCGTGGCGGTGACCCGGATCAACTCATCGCGACGGTATGGGCTGCGATCGCCCTCATCAACACGCCACGCCTGTCTATTTTGCAGCCGCAGGACTATAGCCGGCTCAACAAAGCGCGGCAAAAACGGCACCTGCCGCCTCTGCTCAAGTACACGCTTGTGCGGATCGCCATCGATCGCGGTGAGGTCGGACCAAGCCATAAAACGGCTGAGACTGACAGCAAGGCCCTTCACCACGTCCGCGCGTTTCTACGGTTCAAGCGGGGGAAGGTCGAACTCGTCCGCCCCCACTGGCGCGGCAACCCAAAGTTCGGCGTCATCAAGCACCGCTACATCGCGTTCCGCGCCGAAGACGAGAAGGGCGACTGGAAAGGTCCACCGCCAGACGCACCTATCATCATGCAACAAACAGGAGAGACCAGCCCATGAACATCATCGACATCCACGAGCGGATCAACGCAAAGAACGGACCCGATGCTGAGCACGTCAGGATCGGGGCAGACGGCGACGGACGACCCCAGAAGTGGTTTGAGTTTTCGGTTTCATTCTTCATCGACGGGGGCGAATTTCCGTTCGAGATATGGGCGCTCGACAAAGCAGACGCAGAGCGTCGCGTCGATGCCATCCGCCAGAATGCCGTCCTCGTCGGACAGGTTCTGCACCGCAGCCCGGTGTGACGAGTATAGACATGCACGAGTAAGTAAGCGGCCCGCCCCAGTGCTACCAACACCGGAAGCGGGCCTTGATCCAACCCCTACTCTGGATAGGAGACAGACCCATGCAACCCAATATCACCACCGGACGCATCCTCGCAATCACCGCGGGCGTGGCGTTCACAGTCGGCGGCCTCGTGATCCTCATGGGCGCCGCGCTGACCGACCATCACCAGTGGACGCAGTACCACGTTCTCACCATCCTGACCGTGTTCGGCACGATCGCGGCCGGGCATCTCGCGACTTCGGCATGGCGGATCGGGCACGTCCTTGCCGCCATCGGCTTCGTGGTCCTGTTCCTCGCCGGCACCGCCCTCGTGGTCTATCAGAGCGTTGGACGGCAGGCAGAGACGACCGACACGCACAAGCTGTCGGTCGAGGCGCGCAACCAGCTCATTGCCGACAAGAAGGCTGATTTGGCCGACGCCAAAGACCGCCAGCGGCATGCCCACAAGATGGCCGATCAGGAAATGACCGGAGAGCGCTGCGGGGCCCGCTGCAAGGGCTGGAAGACCAACGCCACAGACATCGGCAACACCATCACGTCTCTTGAGCGGGAGATTTCCGAGCTCGGGCCGCAGAAGCCGGTTGAGGCCAAGAGCGCCAAGATGGCCGAAGTGGCGAGCCTGTTCGGATTCGATCGCGCAAAGTCGCAGGCCGCGCTGATGCTGATCGAGCCGTTCTTGTGGACGCTGTTCTTCGAGATCGGCAGCATCGTGTCGCTCGGCTTCGCGTTCCGACACAGTGTTCCCGAGGTTGCGACAGTTTCCACGCCTTCGGACACCGTTTCCGCCTCGGATTATACCACGGTGCCGACAGTTTCCGACCGCGAACTGGAGGAACTGCGGAGGATTCTTCGAGGCCGCGCACGACTCACGAACGACGAAGTGGCTGCACTGATGCGCGTGACCAAGAGCGAGGCCAGCAAGCGGGTTGCCAAAGCTGTTGCCGCTGGTTTCGTCACCAAACACCGTGTCGGGCGTGAAGTGGCGATCTCGATGCACTGAACACCCTCGGAAACAGATAGGCCCGCATGGGAAACCCTGCGGGCCTTTTTGTTGCCCGTGCCGGGCCTGCGTCAGGCTCTAGGGTGACGGAGGATGCAGGTGCAGGGTGTCGAACGGGACACTGACCGCGCCGCCTATGGACACCCCGTCGAGACGGACTACTGCCTTGGTTCCTGTCGTCCTAATGACGCGGCCTGAGCACGACGCTCCGCAAACATCGACAGTCACGCGATCCCCCTTCCTGACGATCCTCTTCGCCGGCACCTTGTCGTCATCCGGGGTGGCGCGCATGCGGTCCATGCTGGC